ATGACCACCCCAAACGATTCCCTGGACTTCTACCCCACGCCGGACAGCCTGGCCTTTGATATGGTTTTCTCCCTGCGGGAAGTAAAATCCGGGTTCACCACCTACCCGAAACCCATCCTTGAACCGTCCGCCGGTGATGGAGCGCTTGCGCGTCAGGTCCACGCTCTGGCGTTCAACGTCCACCACGACTATAAGACCGGCGAGGTTGACCAATACGACAAGGGAAAGGCACGAAGCGCGGAGCTTGACTGCATCGAGCTTTCCAGCGATTTCCGCGCTGTGCTGAAGAAAGACGGTTTTCGGGTGGTGCATGATAACTTTCTGACCTTCCGCCCCACCACGAAATACGCCGCAATCGTCATGAATCCGCCTTTCTCCGCCGGTGCCGCGCACCTGCTCAAAGCGCTGGATGTCATGCAGGACGGCGGCAAAATCCGCTGTCTGCTCAACGCCGAAACCCTGCGCAACCCCTGCACCAACGAACGGAAAGAGCTGGCCGCAAAGCTGGAAGAGCTGCACGCCACGGTAAAATATATCCCGGATGCGTTCAAGAACGCCCGCCGCGCCGCCCGCGTGGAGGTGGCGCTTGTGTCGGTGGACATTCCCGACCGGGAGCCGGTGAGCCGGATCCGGCTGGATCTGAAAAACGAAACCGCAGAGCGTTTGAAAGAAAACCCGGAGTTTGCCGCCCTGGTATCTTCCGACCCCATCACGGCAGCCATTGAGCGGTACAACGCCGCCGCAGAGGGTGTGCGCCGGATCTATGAAGAGTACAACGGAATCAAGTCGTTGTTTTCCTCTGCCGGCGCTGGTAAGAAAGAAAACCCTGTGATGGCTTTCACGAAATCTTATAACGACGCTATCCGGGAACTGCGCGGGATGTACTGGAAACAGCTGTTTGAAATGCCGCAGCTGTTCGATGCAATGACCTACGAAATGCAGCAGGATTACCAGAAGCGAATCAAAGAGCTTGAAGGCTACGACTTCAGCGCGTACAACATTCTGACCGTCCGGGAAGAAATTTCACGAAATCTTCTTTCCAGCATCGACCACGAAATTATAAAGCTGTTCGACGACTGGACGAACCTGCATTATAACGACGAGTACAGCAAGAACGTGCATTATTACAACGGCTGGTGCACGAACTCCGCGTACAAGATCAACCGCAAGGTGATTTTCCGCTGCAACGCCTTTGATACATACGATGGGCGTTTCTGCCCCCGGTACAACGCAACAGGCCATGTTGCCCAGATCGAGCGGGTGCTGCACTTCCTGGACACGAACGGCAAGCCCTACAATGGGGACGAACTCCGCGCCGTTCTGGATGCCGCCGAAAAGAGCGGCCAGACCCAGAAGATCCAGCTGCACTATTTCACCGCCACGTTTTACAAGAAAGGCACCTGCCACATCGAGTTTACGAACACGGACGTTTTGAAGTCCTTCAACCTCTACGCCGGACAGCGCAAAGGCTGGCTGCCGCCCACCTACGGCAAAAAGAGCTATCACGATATGGCCGCCGCAGACCGCCGGGTGGTTGACAGCTACGAGGGGGAGGCCAGCTACACCGACACCCTCACCCGGCACCTGATCCCCACGCAGAGCACGTTTTTACAGCTGAACGCTTAACACGAAACCGGACATTTTGGCAGGGCTGCACCGGACAAAGCAACCCTGCCCCATTTTCCAGACATTTACGTCGGGAACATCACGAAACAGAAAGGAGGTGTTTTCATGGTTCGATGTTGGATATACTCCGCCGGGCCGGGTCAATGCCAATGCTACAACGTGGATGACGAAAACTTGGCCGATCTGGCAGCACAGGCGCAATTCCTAGAGGACTTCCGTGCCCAGCGTGCAGCAAACCCGGCTTTATACCGGCAACTGCTCAATATGCTGGTGCCCGCCGCCGATGCTATGCCCATGCGCAACTATACCGGCCTGCCGTTCTGACAGCCAGCCCCGGCAGCCGCCGGGGTTATTCTTGCATCCCGTCACGAAATCTTGTTCTAATTTATTGCTTTTATTTGCGTTTTGCTCTATCATGACAGTAACGAAACACGAAAAGGAGGTTTCCCGTTATGACTATGGTTCCCGCCTTCGGCCCCTGGACAGAGCATCCCGCAGACACTGACGAAGAAAAGCGCCTCGCCAGCGCCCAGCAGAGCAAGACCAGCCCGCTTTCTGTGGACAAGGAACGCGAAACCGGGGTTTTCTATGGATCCGGCAAAGAGCCGTACCAGACCAGCCTTGCAAGCTGCACCTGCAACGATTTTGTAAAGCGCAAAAAGCCCTGCAAGCACATTTTCCGGCTGGCTATGGAGCTTGGTATCATTGACGCGTCCTATAAGACGGGCCGCAGCACCGGCGAACGAAACGAGGCGCAGATCAGCTTTGCAGACAGTGTTGCTCTGGTGGAGCAGCTTTCCGACGCGGCACAGAACGCAATCAAAGATATGTTGTATTACACCAGTGAGCGCATCGACGACCGCCAGAAGCCTGTAACCTGTCACGATCTGGATCTCGTGTCGGAGCTGCGCGCCTCGCCGCTCCTGCACGAAAATCCGTACCCGCTGGAAGAAGTGCTGAACGATCTGCCAAAGCCCTTTGTTGTGCAGCTGCTGGATCTGGTGCACCGGGAAGGCAAGCCGAAACGAAATGCAGCCAAAACCGTAATGGCTGCATGGCTGGCGCAGAACGCACCCATGCTGGCAAAAGAGATGCCGCCTTGTGCATCCTTCTCTTTCGTGGAGGTGTTCGACAAAGCCCAGCGCGACGTTTACAAGTACCTGCACCGCAAGTACGACACGGAAACGGACTGGTACACCGGCGCAGAGCATCCCGCCGGGGCTGTTCCTGCGGCAGACGGGTCTACTTACTACTTCCCAGAGGACAGAGTTACCGATGCCCTCACGAAACGCGGTTTCAATCGCTGCCTGAATGGGTACATCCCCACGAAATCAAAATAGAAAGTTTTGTGTCCAAAATATCATATCTTGTTTGCAGATTATGATTTTTCGTACACGAAATTCACTTTTTTGTGAATGAATTGGACTTTTCCGTGCTCAAAACTTCAACTCATTCACGAAAACCGCACGAAATGGAGCATTTTCATGGACGAAGCTGAATTTTTTGCCCCTTGGCGGCTGGTGGCCGCCTTTGCTGATGGTTCCCGGCTCTTGTTCGATGGATTGACTGAAGAACAGGCACGGGAAGCGATGGAAGCCGCCCAGAAGGAACACGGCGACATTGGCTGGTACGACGGTGTGACCGATGTGAACTACGAGAACGGCAGATACTACAAAACCATCCCCGAACCACCCTGCGTGAACGTCGTTGACTTCACCGGTTACGATGGGCCGCTCGACGAGAACGGTTTTCCTGTCGGCCTGATGGACGAAATCGCCCAGAACGCCAAAGAGGAAGGCCGGGATCCGAACGAACCGCAGATCATCTTCAAGCGCAACGCTCCGCCGGATGACCAGCCGCCACACGAAAAGTAAATCACGAAATCCAAAAGCCCGCCGGGTCGATGACCTGACGGGCTTATGGTGTTGAAAGGATGGTTTGTATGAAGTTAAACATGGATTGCGTCCGCGCCGTTATGCTTTGCGCAGAAGAGTACACAGACTATAACCACTATTGCTATTTCATTTCTTACCAGAAAAACAATGTGAACGACTTCCTGCTGGATGACCCGGAAACACCGCCAGCCTACCAGCTTGAACTTGAAAAGACCTACGACAACGACGATCTCTTTTACGCCGTTGAGTATTGCGTCAAATCCGGGTTTGTTGAAACGCTTTTCTCGAAAGACACTTATCGCATTCCCATTTCCCGCATTACGCCTGATGGGCATAGATTTCTTGAAAACATTCGGTCTGATACGAACTGGGAAAAGGTCAAAAGCGTTGCCAAAAAGGCCGGCTCTTTCAGCGCAGATGTGATAATCGAGATTGCAAAGAACGTAGCTGTGGAAGCGGCCAAACATTTTTTAACCAACACCTGACGAGCCTTCCTACCTCTGCATTTTCCAATTCGGTTTGGATTGCCGCTTCGTTGTACCAGATCTGCTTTTCTTTGATTCCAGTTTTCACGATTTCTTTTGCGATGGTTCTAACGGCATATTCTCGCGGGCTTATCATGCCGCTGTCAATCTCAATTTTGATCTTCACTTTGTCCTCCTTCGCGTAAATCCGGTTCAGCTGCCCGCCTTTCAGATTGGCAGTCCAGTAGCGGCTCTCCTGAATCCGAGAATATCGGTTTTGCTCTAATTTGACGTATCATAGCTTCGCACAGATCCTTTACCTCTTCTTCCGATTCCAGGACTATTTTGCCATCATTTCCTCCAAAGACTTCAATTCCGCCCTCTCTCCGTGGAATCACAGACCAGCGCAGATCAAACAGCACATCCTCGTTCCCCGGAAATTCTCTGCCCGGAAGGTCAAACATTGCTATTCCGCCAGACGGTTCAATAATTTTATCATCGGTCAGTTCAATTTTGATTCCCATTTTTCAAGGCCTCCGTAACCCTCAGCACATCTTTTGCGAAACGCAGCATTTTCGCAAGATCTTCTGCGTTCTTGAAACGGACTACGTTTCCTGCGTTTGAAATCAGTTCAACGCCACCATCCGGTGCCATCCTCACGAACCGGCACAGTTCGCCCTCTTCCCGTGCGGCCTGCTGCTCTTTGGTTTCTTCGATAAAGCAGGTTCTGAGCGCGTTCTCTGCGTCACAGTATACGCTCCTGTCACTCCGCACCAGCCTATACATCCTTCCGGGCAGCACCCGAACCTTGTTTTTATGCTTCTTTCCCATAACTTTGTCCTCCTTTGCACGAAACCCGGTAGGCCAACTGCCCGCCGGGTTATTTCTATGCCTGTTTTCAGATTTTTGGGGTAGTCGTGTTTGTTTTTCCACGGCCATCGGACACGATTTTGCGGAAGCGCCTGCACATGAAGTTCCGCAGGCAGCCTTGCCTATAAGAGAATGTCACCCTCCGCCCAGGCATCCGCTCGGCGCTGTCCCTCGCGCGTGTTTAACGCACGCGATAATAAAGCGGCGCACTCCGGGAGCCGTTCCAGGTTCCTTCCCAGCTGTGCAAGAGCGACGTTTCGCAGGTACTTCAAGTGCTGCACACTGTATGGAACTTTCTGCTGTACTTCGTGCCATTTTTTGTGGCTGATGTAGAACTCCGTTAAAATCAGATTGTGGCCACTGTCCAGCCGGTTCATTTGTCCTCGGATAATGTTCTGATCTTCCAGCAACACAGCCCGCTGCCGTTCCAGCTGACGTAGTTGGTCTCCAATGCCCAGTTCATCCATCCGGCAGGCCATCGCCGCCGTGCTGTCCCCAGGTGTTCCGCCGCGGGGCATTCCATCGGTGCCCATGCCCCGCATAGGGTCCACTTCATCGCTCAGTGCGGTGCACTGACGGCGGATGATCTCTATCCGCTGCGGGATGTCCGCATAATATTTCAAGATTGCCTCCGCCTCGTGTACTTTCACTGCTCAGTCCTCCCAAAAAATCAAAAATCTTTCTTGAAAAGGGGTTCTCCGAAAACGGGTTCTTCACCCTTGACGCGCTCAACCATGGCACCCACGCCGTAAATGTCCTCAATGACCCGGCGCAGACGATCATAGGCAAATTCTTCTCCGCCATCGTCCACCCAGCCGAGGAACTGCTGGTAATTTTTCTTGATTTCTTCCTTCACGGCCTCAATTTGTTCAGGGGTATATTCCATTTCTTCCAGTGATTCCGCAAAGAAACGAACGATCATCTTTGCAGCGTCCCGGCGTTCAGCCAGAACACGCAGCTTTTTTTCAGAGCCTACCAGACCACCCGCCGGGAGCCAAAATTCTTCCGGCATCAGGTGGGCAGTGCGTGCTTCCAGCCGCTTGAGGGCTTCCGGTGCACCGTACTTGTCGTGATCCATGATATACCTGGATGCAGCATTGTTCATCTTCAAGGTCAGGAGCGTAGATTCTTTCTCGCCCCAGTCCCAGAGATCATGTGCCGCGGCAACTGCGCAGTACGAAACGACTTGCCCGATTGCCTCACGGTTCAGCGTCGTGCGGTGCTTCGACTTGCCGATGTTGATTTGCTGATTCACTGCATTCTGGATGCTCTGCCGGTAGAATGCTGGCATCCTTGCCCTGCTTTTTCCCATGATGAATCCTTTCCCGCCTGTTCGGCCAGGCGCTTCCACTTTCTGATTTCTTCCGCCGTATCTGGCGTGATATGCTCAATAAACCGCCAGTGCTGCGGTTCTGCCACAAGATCGATAAACATACGGCGGCGGTGGATGTAATCACGCTGCTGCCGCCGGGTGAATTTGCTTTTCACTTCCACCACCTCAACCGTGCCATCAGCATAGGTCAGCACAAAATCCGGGGTATAGTGCGCCGCCGGGAGCTTCACATTGCCGTATTCTTTTTCCGGCAGCATAGTAAACCTGCGGTGCAGCTCTACCTTCACGACCTCGCCACTCTGGACTTTGGGCAGAACAGTTCCCATGTAGTAGTCATACTCGCCCCGGCTGTCAAACTCGTGTCCGGTCGATCTGGCGGCATTCACAGCGGCTTCCAACGATGCAGGTGCAGCTTTGCCCCCGCACCTTCTCTGTGCAAGCTGCTTTTCCGCCTGCGCACGGTAGCGCGGCGGCAGGTCGTCCAGTTCCAGTCTGGCGCTCATGGCTGGTTCCTCCTGTTCTTCCGCCGTGTGTCCGGCTTCTTTTTCAGTTTCACGATCAGGTGCTTGGTGTTGTTTCCCGTGATGTGCTGTTCGCACTCGCGCAGGGTATAACCGGGGTATTTTTTCTCCCAGTATTCACGATCATCCGGCAAAGCAAACGCTTCGTCAAAGCGCTTGCGGCTCCATCTGGTATCATTCGGGCGCGGGGTTTTCGGCTTTTGCAGCCCTTGGCTCTGCCGCCAGCGCCGGATACGGGCGCGGGCTTTCGTCATGTAGGTCGTCAGGCGCTCAAAGCTGGAACAGGTCAGGTCGATAGGCTCAATTTTCACAAGCCCCATCGGCCGCCCGGTGCTGTCCCGCCACAAGTCCTTGATTTCCTGCCATGTCAGATTGCCTTGCAGGATCACATGATGGTGGTGTCTGCCGGTAACTTTCCCGTCCTCGTCCACCACGCTGTACTCTGCAACCTGCATCCACTTGGATGCTTCCCGCCCCGTCTTTTTGCAGAAGCGCTTCAAGCGGCGGGTAAAATTCGTCCAGTCCCGGTCTACCTGGTCAAAATCTCCGGGCGCTGGCTGGTGGTCGTGGTCGTATGTAAACGTGGCTGCCCAGTCACTTCCCCCGAAATTCGTATAGGCCAGCTGGCAGAAATACCGCCTTGCTATCATGTCGTTATACTTCTGCTGCGCAATGGAGGTCGCCAGCTCTCTTTTACGGCGGGTGCTCGCGGTGTGTTCCTTGTCCGTTGTTTCAAAGAGATCCACTTCTGCATAATCGGATGTTCCGAGAATGTGTTTCTGCTCCCGAATGTACCATGCCCGCACCGTTCACTTCCTCCTTCCGCAAAGTTCTACTGGGATTTTCTTTTCTGTGGACCAAACACACACGGCTTCGCAGGACAAGGGGGATACAACGCCGGGCAGGTCTTTCTAAGTTTCCCATTCCGTCAAGCCCTACAGACCCGCCCTCGTTTTCTCCCCCTTGACCCCCGCTTTCCCCGGCGTGTTCTTCCGTGGTCGCTAGATTAAGTTACACATACAAGCCCCTTGCCGCCTCGTCAGGGCGGCAATTTTACGACGGGCTTGCTTAATTCTTGATTAGAGCTTGATTAGTTTACTTCGTAGTCACCGATGCCGTTTTCTTCCGTTCTGACTTCCCAGCACTCGCAGGTGTCCTCTGGGTCTGTCATGTCAGCGCAGTTCGGAGATTCACCGTTGAAGCAGATCCAGGTGTAGCCCTCGTGCCAGCGGCAGGTGCAGCAGGTTCTTTCATATTCCATGTTTTCACCACCAAAAGTCACAGAATCCTCGCGCTGCATCTTCATCCACGAAAATTTCCAGTGCGAATACTTGTTCTCTGCCACAGCACTGACACACTTTACCGGTAGTTCCGTATGGTTTCAAAATACATGGTACGGTAGGAATCCGTACTTGTCTGCCGTGGTTCAGTTCTTCGGACGGATATTCTTTTCCACAGAATTTGCAAACAGCCGTTTTCCCGACGCAAACGATCATACTATCATTTCCAGCTTCATAACATCAAAATCTTCAAGGTTTGGGTGCCGTTTTTTGGCCGCGCGGCGGGCTGCCGTGTCGGCTTCTTCCTCGTTGTCCGCCTCGACTTCAAATTCTCCCAGACAAACCTCTCCGTAAGATTCGTAGGCTACAACTTCTGCTTTGTATTTCATTCTTCGTCAGCTCCTTTCGGCGGATCCGGCAGAGGCATCCAGTGCGAAACTCTGTGCCCCACTGGATTCTCCGAAACGCAGCGTCCCATATCGTCAAACCACGAATTGCCTTCCAGCGTGCCTTCCGTCTGATTCCCATCCTCGTAGTAAAGCCAAACCGTGTCACTTACTTTGGAAAAAGCCGGGTTATTGCCTCGCGGGCAAGGCGTGTGATGCTTTGGCGGAAGTTCCACTTTCACATCCCGCCACCACAGATTGCTTTGCGGTTCGATTGTCGGTTCCACGGAGAGCATTTTCTCCACCATCTCGACCACCTTTGCCCGGTCTTTTCCGCACCCTGGCGCTCCCAGCAGGCAGCTTTTCATGGTGCTCAGCTTTAATCCAAAAGCAATCGAATTTATCATCCGCTGCTTCATTCGCCGTTCTCCTTTCCAATGTCCTTGAACAGAACTTCCTCGTTTTTCTTCCAGTCATAGACTTTGCACGGAATATCTGTCCCCGGCACGGTCTTTTTCAGCCCGTCCATCTGCAGGACGTTCTGCGAAATAATTTGTGCAATCAGTGCAGCGTATCCAATATCCGGCGGAGACCCAAACATTTCCGTCCAATTTTCGATGAACGTCAGATACAGATTAACTCTTGCGAGAAGCAAGCTGTCACCCTGGTACTCATATCCATATATCGATCCGTACGCGCCGATCATAAGCGTTTTTTGTTTGGACGGGTCCGTTTCATTTTTCCGAATCGCTTTCAACTTCCTGTCCAGAATGCCTACACGGTCTGAAATCGCAACGGGTTCTCCTGTAACCGGGTCATATCTGCTTGTAAGGAACGGTGCCTCTCCGCAGGTGACTTCCAGGCACTTCGCAAATACAAATTGTTCCAGATCCCCCTTGTTTAACTCCCTCTCTGCGTGGTCTGCCATTTTGCTTACCACCCACAGCGGAGTGAACACCTCGCCCTTTTCTTTTGTGCGGTTCTTTTGTTCATCCGGCTTTTTCCACGCACGGGGAACCAGCGGGATTTTTTCAAGCTGTTCCATCGTGATTTCATCCATTGGTCCACAGCCCGCCTCTGGCGGCGGATTTGTTGCCCAGATAATATTTCTTTCGGCGGTGTAGTCGAATAGCAAAATATTCATTACCATCCAGAACGTGGTGTCTGAAAAATCAATCATACTTTCCATTGGTCAGCCCTCACAAGGATTGTGTTTTCTTCTTTCAGCCAGTCTTTGATGCAATGGAAGCAACGCCCCCGGTTCTGGCATCGCTCTGGGTCGCGGTGCTTGATAAGGTCACAGATTCCCGGTGTCAGGTTTTCGGTAATATCTTCGTCCGTCATGGAACGAATGAAGTCGCCGTTATTTATTTTCCGTTTCTCCCGCTCTTCCTGCACTTTCCGCCGCCGGTCCGCTTCTCTTTCGGCTGGAATCAGGTTCAACTTGATGATTGGCTGTGGCTGATCCGAACGGTTCAGCGGTTTATCGAACGCCACATTCATCCGGTCGCCCTCCGGCTTGTCATGCCATGCTAGGGCGTGGCGAATTGCAAGCCATACCTGTTCTGCCCGGTACGGCACCTTCATTATGTCTGAGATCGGGGCAGGGAGAACGCATCTGCTGTACAGCCGTTCCATTTCTAACAGCATGGTATTTCTGCGGTCAATCGCAACGTCAAAAGCATTTTTACGCTGTTCCTCGCTCTTAAACGCATTGTTTTCCGCATCGGAGTAGAATTTTGCAAAGCACAAATCTTCTGCCAGATCCCAGAACTGCCCCATGTGCAGCCGCAGATACCACTCGCAGGCAGCCTGTACAGCCTCCGCCACCGGACGGCTCATGGTCAGCGTAATGGTTTCGACCTCTGCCGGTGCATCACTTTTCTTCTTCGTCATAGTGCGGCTCCTTCGCTCCCGGCCATTTCCGGCGCTGGCTACGCTCAAACTTTCGCGCCATTGCCGCTACCTGAATAGCTTCCACGGCCAGAGCAACAGCCCGGTCATATACACCCTTCGTGGAAATCTGCGGATTGTTGGAGTAAACATTCATCCACATTGCATTGAGTTCCTGACGCAGACCGTTCATTTCCTGCACAGCTTCCACGACTTCTTCTTGGATGATTCCCGCGCCCTCATGCGGCCCTGCAAACATCCGAAACTTCTTGTTTGCAGCGGCCAGCTCAATTTTGACCAGCCGCTTCACGTCATTTTTTACCGCATCCATGATTAGCCCTCCGTCCGGCTCTTGATTTCGGCCAGCAGGTCATCCAGCGGAACATCGGAAAGCGAAAACCCGGCCTCTCTTTCGTCCTCGACAGAGACCAAGAGTGCAGAGGAAAAGCACAAAACGGGGCGAACACCATAGGAGTCGTAGTACCAGTTGAAGTTGCCGGAGCCACCGGTGTAGACGCTCCAGACGTAGTTGTTACTGTAGGTGTACGGAGAGCAATTCGGCGTACCGTAAGGCGTTGCCAACCACCACGGCGCATCTACCTTCGGGATCAGCCGCCAATATTTTCCGTACCCGCGCAGGGTCAACAGGCCAATCCTCACTTCAAAGATTCCGTATTCGTTCTGGCCGGTCGTGTCCTGAAGGTCGATTCTGAGCGGAATGAATGTACTCAGCGGAGTGCCGTTCTTTGTAAACTCTGCCAGGCAGTTACCCAGATATGGCATAATCTCGCTCCGGCGCAGATCGTTGGGGCATTCTGGGTCGTCACCTTCACGGAACGGCATTCTCGTCCAAATTTCCTTTGCCAGTACAAGGCAGCCGTGTTCGTCCGCATCCAGCTTCACAAACTCCTTGCCCAGCGCTCTGAAGATGCCACCATTTTTCACATCACCCAAGGTTACACTTTTCAAAATCTTGCTCATCGTTATTCCTCCACTAAAACCACATTGGCCCAGCTGGTCTCGTATGTTTTCCCGTCAATCGTGACTTTCACGATACGATCATTGTGTGCAAACGAACTTACCTTGTCCGCCCGTCCTTTGTCCAGTAAAGTGCCGTCCGGCAGGTAAACATATACCGTCTTGACCGGTTTTTCACCGCTTGCTGTGCCCTTGACTGCTTCACACCCAGTCAGTGTTACGCACAGCGCGGCAGTGCAGGTGGACAAAGCCAGCAGTTCCAAAGTCTTACGCATCGTTTTTGTCCTCCTGTTCGCTCAAGTCCTCCACATCGGCAACATCCCTAGTCTTTTTCACCATGTCGGCAAGCTCACGCAGCCCAGACTTTGCCAGAGGTTCCAGCTTTACAGGAAGCACCGCGCCGCGCACCACCATTCCGTCCTTGATAACATAGTAGCGTCCGCCGCTCGCCATCTTCCTGGCGCAGTATTTGAAATATCCGCTCTTGCGGATTTCATCTGCTACTGGCATGATCTGCTTCGCATCCACAAAACCGACCGTTCCCGAAACAGGCTCGATCATTGGAACCAGTTCACACCCGCAGTACCGGATACCGATTCTTCCGGTCACGCAGTCCATTTCTCCGTCTGCCGTGTCGTCCAAATCCATCCCTTCGATGTGATGGAGATCATCCGGGCAGTCATTATCAAACTCGATGTCTGCCCATTCCTTTTTGCTGATGCCCAGGAGGGTTGCCAACTCACTTTCATTTTGTGCCTTCGGAAATCCGGTCAGCGGGAAGATTGCCGTTTTGGTTCCAATGTACAAATCATAGGTTCTGCAATCGTCATAGAACACTTTGTAGAGTTTACAGTACCCATCTGCCTTAATGAGCTTTGCGATTGCTGCCAGCTTCATTTGCTTCTCCTTTCAATTTCGATAGCCTGAACTTCAAACTTTTCGTACTCCGGGTAATGATTCTCGGCCTGCTCCTTGGCTTTTTCAACAGCCTGTTCGGCGCTGTCCGCATCCAGCCGGTACGGCAGCCAACCCGGCCACCCACCAGCACCGGTCGCTTTCAGCAAAATGTAGTACCTCTGCATCGGTGTGTTCTCCTTTCAGTTTTGGGCAATCCCGGAGTTGAACCGGGCCGGGCCTGTTCCCATGCTCACAAAAAAGGCCGCCGCAGCGGGCGGCCTGTGTCAGGAGTTGTGCGACCTTATTTTCAAAATTTTCTTTGCTTCCTCTGCGTGGAGAAGGACGCTGTCCCGGCAGATCATACCCGGTTCTTGCAGCTCATAGAGTTTGCACTCTTTCGTGCATCCCTTACTGCCTTTTCGGGCCTGCTCATTACACGTTATAAATCGTGCGGACAGAATCCGTGTCAGCGTTTCATTGTCCATCATGCCACCAGATAAAGCCAAAGGAACTTAATCAGTGCGGCAGGCACAAAGAAAATCAGTGCCGCCCACAGTGCCACAGCTGCCAAAACCATCAGAACACCCAGTGTTTTCACAAATCCGTCCATTGCTTTTTCTCCTTTTAAGTTCAATTCTTGCCCAAGCTGCAAGGTCTTTCCAGTTTTCAGATTCCCGGTGACATGGAGTATCGCTGGCGCGTTTATCAACTGCTTCTGCAAGTTTTTCAACGCACAAGTCAGGCAACTCCTCAATGTGTGATTCAAAAAACATAGCCATGACATCCAACGGGGCACCCGCAGCAGCAATAGCCAAAACTTCTGCGTCATTTTTCTTGTCTCTGTGCGTTTGGAGCTTGCCCCACATCACTTCGCTGCCTCCTGGATGATCCAGACCCGGTGCGTTCCATAGCCTTGCCAGCTCAGTGCATCTTCGTGGCTTCCAGAAACGGCTATGTCCAAGTGTTTTCCCTGGATTCCCGCTCCTTTGTCCTGAACGATCCGCACTCCTACATCCTCGATATAGAGGACAGTCCCAAACGGGAACACGTCCGGGTCTGCCGCCACCGTCACATCAGCTTCCACGGGGGCACCGCTGGCTGTGATCCCGGTTCCCGTTCCGCAGATATGTTCCCGCTTTTCGGTGCAGTAGGCCGTGCAGAGAAAATCGCCAGCATCCTCAACTAGCAATTTTCCATCCAGTCGGTCCCGTGCTTTCAGAGAATCCCGCAGGGTATCGGCGTACTCTGCAATCTCTTTCGACACGCCCTCCCAGTCCTCATACCGGGACTTGTAAATATCCCGCTGACATTCCAGATCATCAATACGGTGATAAAGCACGCCGGTCTGTATGCCTGCAATCATGACCGCCACCAGAGCGATTTTTCCCACATCAATTTTCATATTCTTTCCTTTCCGGGAAGCGTTTCTTTGTAACGGCAATCGGAAATTCTTCAATCTCCGATGCCCACCGAGCAGTCCCGATGCCGTATGTAGTTTCCCATACCAGTGGGAAGCCGCCAATCCCGTCAAACAGGCTTCCCAACTTTGCGCCATCGTCCATGTACGGCTTCATTTTCTGTGCAATCCAGAACCACTGCGGCAACGCAATGGAATTCCCAAGTGCTTTATAGCGTGGGCTGTCTGCCGGTTTGTGCTTTTTGCCCTTGGTGTCCGTCCACTCTCCAATGTCCGTCCATCCATCCGGGTAGCCCTGCAACCGCTCACATTCTGTCGGTGTCAGCCTGCGGACAATCCATCTTGTTCTCTGCCCAGCAAGTACCGCCTGCTGGTTCCCGCCCGCTGATTCTCTGGACGGAAGTGCTGGGAATGTGCCATCTTCGCCATATACCCGCCGCGCCTGGGTGTCCCATGGATTCAGGCAGCCGGAGTATTCGATTGCCACAGCCTGCGCATCGTGCATGGTGTCCAGCGTCCCGGATTTTTCCTTACTGGCGTAGGCGTGTGCCTGTCCATTGCCGATGCCGTAGCTTGTGACCTGCCCCGGCACGGCCACGAGCGGCGTATTTCCCCCACCTGTTCCCCAACGGGCTACGACAGTTGGGGAACAGGTGGGGGCTTCCTTGTACCGTGCGTCCTGCGCATGGTTTTCAAAAACAACAGGCTTGTCTGCCGGGTGGTCCGTAATCATTGGGACATACCCGCCGCCAAGGCCCATACTCGCCGGTAATGTTGGGCAAATACCCGTCTGCGTGACCGTTGCGTGAACCTGATTGCTTTCCAAAACTACCGGTTGCGCAGGGTTTTCTTCTTGAATGCTGTATACCACCGCGTGCCGGTCAACAGTGTTAACTGTAAAGGATCCGTTTTCTCTTACTCCTGACCCGTTCTGGTTTGTTTTCCGGTCAACCGTATTCCCGCTAATGCAGTATGTCGGTTCTCGAATCAGTTGGAAGAGCGTTTGGTCTTGGAGTGTCGATAGTGTCCCGACTTTTTCTGTTTGCACAAGAGCACCCTTTCCGCCTCCGGCGCACCCAGAGCGGATTTTAAGCGAATACGCAGCTGCTTCACTGCTATTTCTTCCAGGTGTTCTTTCCTCTCGTTCAGAGCCGCCAGCTTTTCCTGCCTTATCCGTTTCTGCTCCTCCGCTGCCAATGCTTCCATCACTCGTGCAGAAGCCCCCGGCTCCCACCACTCGATCATTTCCAGCAAGGCGGTTTGCAACAAGTCCGGCAACTTCTTTCCACGCCGGGATGCGCGGGTCAGGATGCCTTGACAGGCTCGTGCGCTCAAATAATATTTCTCCGGCGCGTTGACCTCCAAGGTCGAGGATAAGAGCGATACGCTTTCTGCGCTGGGCCACTCCGAAATATTGACTGTCCAGCTGTCGCCAAGCCAAAGACCATCCGTTTCCGGTGATTGCACCGGCCTTGCTCCATCTGCCCCCCTCGTAGGTCCAGGAATGGCAGCGTCTGGTTGTCCAATGCGGGCAAGTTCTTCCAGAACCGCCCGGAAGTCTTCTCCGTTGTTGCTGGAAAAGGCTCCGGGTACGTTCTCCCAAATAGCGAAAGTTGGACACAATCCATTTGTGCTTGACCTCATTTCCTTTATGATCCGAACAGCTTCCATGAACAGTCCAGACCGTTCTCCTGCAAGACCTGCTCTTCGTCCGGCAATGGACAAGTCTTGGCATGGGCTTCCAAATGTGATGCAGTCCACCGGCTCGATTTCATCACCGTGGATTTTTGTTATATCTCCCAGATGAATCATATTGACCTCATTTCTTTTTGCACGGACGGCCGGCATCGAACCGGCTTTCCTGCTCATGGGGGATAGTCAGAAGCAGGGTCATCCTCTATACGTCCGCATATCATACCCGTCCGGCAAAGAGAGCACCGGACGGGGCGGCCACGGCCAATGGCCTACCGCTTTTGTTCCTGGGCGGATTGAACAGGGCATTTCTACGCTCATGCTGCGGCGCACCCGTTCCCGTCGATTCCATGCGGGTGCGGCTTTTGCGGAAATGGCAGCCCGGTTTTGCACCGGGCTTTAACGGAAAGGAGGACGCTGCTGTACAGCACCATTCCGCTATGTCGGTCGGCTGATTTCCTGACCGTACCGGCTTCCATGGAAAACTCAACTCGGCGCATACAGGGTCCGGCCCTGCTTGCAGCGCTCAATGCCTAGAAAAAGCGCCATGCGCCATATAAAAGCAGCCCCGCTTCTGCGGTGCAGGGCCGCTTATTTCACGTTTGAGAAGAACCATGCTTTGTATCAGCGGCATTGTTTTTCTCGTAGTGCTCGCACTCCACGTTGTAACCACTGCAAGGCGCGCACCGGGCTGCGGTTATCTTGAATGTGTGCTTGCACTGTTCTTCAGTACCCTTTTGTTTTCCCTTGTGCAGGGATACTCTGGTATGTGTACTTCTTGCCAAGCTCTTGATCTTCCTTGCTTTATATAAATAGGTGTTTCGGCCCAAAGGCTTTGGGTTTCGACGCTTGTCCTGCATCGCTTCCCAGCGCACCGGTGGATTGAAGTTTTTCCGCAATTTCATCCGGATTTTGAAACTGCTGAAGTCGCTTTCCCATGTTCCGAATGTTTCATCCATCCACTTGAACATTTCTTTTACGGCTTCTGGCAATTCAAATTTTCCATCACATAGGGGTCCCGGCACTTCCTCAACATCCGGCATGGTTGTCGGCAGTTCTATTCGCTCACCATTCGGAAGATCATAGTAGGCGGTGCCTCTGCTCACTCTTCTACCTCCATGATGTGCGTTGCGATCATGTCAGCCATGTGCAGGCACAGAGCTTCCGGGCAGCGGTCGTATACTTTGCTGAGCGTTCCCCAGTCCTGCTCTCCGCTATATGCTCCCATGTGCCACCTGATTGCCAGGGCTTCCGTGTCGGTCAAGAAAATCCAGTCTTTGATAATGCTGACGGATGCTTCACCGTGTCCCATCAAGTGACTATCTTCATAACGGTAACTGCCATCCGGCTTTTTGATGTACTGCCCAGCCTTGCAAACGTCATGGAGTAACGCGGCGGTCAAGACTGCGCCCTTATTGCATTTTGCAAACTGCGGCATCTTGTCGCATAATTCCAGGGCGGCTCTTGCCACATTGAGAGAATGCATCACCAGACCGCCGGGGACATTCAGGTGATGCTTCGCGCTGGCCGGGGAATTGTAAAAGTCCAGTTCTTCCAGCACCCGCATCAGTGCCATACCGCCGCGCCTACCCTCAATAGCCCGTACCAAAAGGCTGTTGAACTGGTCTTTCAGCGAGATTCTTGTTGCTTCATCCATAGGTCGTTCCCACCTCTCAATCCCAGTCCCGGACTTCATTGTTCCAGTCATAAGCCTTTTTGACCAAAGTGTCCAGCAACACCGGCACTGCCCATGCAACGGCAATGAGATCTGGGTTGTAATTTATTTTGAACAGCCAGCAGACACCCCAGATCAGGGTTGAAAAAATGCCATACAGCACGCCGAACACCAGCAGGCTTTCTCCCAGGTGCAGCGCATCGCGGCGGAAGCGCCGCCAGTTGAATGTCTTGTTGAAGTTGTTGATTGCTCTGTGAAGTTTTTCAAGAATCATTTTTTCTTTTCCTCCATGTGAAACAGGCTGGTTTGACTTGTGTACTCAGAAAACCGTTCTTCTTCCAACTGGAAATAGAACGGATCAATTTCAAATCCGATAAAGCCAAGCCCTGCCTCATATGCTGCTATGCGGCTGCTTCCGCTTCCGAGGTGGGTGTCAAGGATCTTCTGTCCTGGCTCTGCATAGTTTTTGAAAATCCAGTCATAAAGAGCAACCGGCTTCTGCGTTGGGTGGATTCGCTTTTCGTTCAAGCTCTTGTTTCCCTGCATGGTGTCGCCTTCTGTGATGCTTTTTCCCTGCATCATGCCGGACCACATATACCGGAACATTCTCACTGAGGAAAACAAATTTGTCGCCGCAATCTCGCAATCCGAAAAGCTAGAATTTCCATTGCACTTGTCCCACACGATCCGCCCGGTAGGAAACTGGTAGTCAAAATAGTTGCAGCCCCATACAATATAGTGGCGGCACACTCGAAACAGCTCCTTGAAATACTCCGGCTCTGGTTTACTCCAAGCAGGAGAGACGGGGTAGTCACGATGTACGCCTATTTTGCTGACTTTTGATCCGTAAAATCCTCTGCGTTCCGGGCCAGAGAAATACGGTGGATCCACAACCGCCAAATCAAAATAATTATCCGGGAACAGTTCCATTGCCGGCAGGCAGTCCATGTTATAGCAATGGTTCAGCTTAAACACTTCTCCCATGCCTTACTCCGCCGGGCAATCCGCCCGATACCTGAACCGCTGCTTTGCGTTGTATAATCGCTGCTGCCCAAGCTCTGCACTATATCCTGCGCGACCATTGGCATCCATCTTTCCAGTGTCACCGCGCTTCAGTTCCTTATAGATGGTGGAATAGTTGAAGCTCATCGCCCTGGCGATTCCGGCAACACTCTGTCCGGCATTGTACCGGGCTTCCAGCACCTTGCGGTCATCCTGCGTCATGTGTTTTGCCATTCCTGTTCCCTCGCTTTCCTGAAAAAAGCGCAAAAAAATAACGCAAGAGAATCCGCTAAGATTTCTCTTGCGTTTTCTCTTGCGTTTATTTTACAAATTCAGCGTTTTTGTATCATTTTACGTTTTTCCTGGTTTTGCGTCATAGGACTGCCTGCTGTGTTTTTTGCCCCGCCGGGGCCGGGGTCCCACCTTGCGTCCCGGTTTGTCAAACTTTTATCAAAATGCGGCGGTGGGCAGGTTCCGCCTAATTTTTCCTTGTTTTTGAGGGGTGCTGCTTCTTGAATTCAATTCAACTGGCAAAGATTCTTTATGAAATTTGTTTCTTTTCTGCAAACGGTACGATTCGTTCATTGATTTCCAGAAACTTTTATGTATAATGATAAACAGGGGAATTTGCATCGACGCAAACCGCACCCCGCGCAGCGTCCGGCCACGCCGGAAGGCCGCTGTGCTTTTACATGCAGAATGTAAAGGATCAAACGAAAGTAGAGGTATAGCAATATGGCAAAGTTGGATCTGACCAAGTATGGCATTACCGGCACGACCGAGGTCGTGTACAACCCCTCTTACGAGCAGCTGTTCGCAGAAGAGACCAAGCCCGGCCTGGAAGGCTACGAGAAGGGCCAGGTCAGTGAGCTGGGTGCCGTGAACGTGATGACCGGCATCTACACCGGCCGTTCTCCCAAGGACAAGTTCATCGTCATGGACGAGAACTCCAAGGACACCGTGTGGTGGACCAGCGACGAGTACAAGAACGACAACCACCCCGCTTCTCAGGAAGCATGGGCTGCTGTGAAGGCCATCGCTCAGAAGGAGCTGTCCAACAAGCGCCTGTACGTCGTGGATGCATTCTGCGGTGCCAACAAGGATACCCGCATGGCCATCCGCTTTGTCATGGAAGTTGCATGGCAGGCACACTTTGTCACCAACATGTTCATCAAGCCCACCGCTGAGGAACTGGAGAACTTTGAGCCTGATTTCGTTGTCTACAACGCATCCAAGGCCAAGGTGGAGAACTACAAGGAGCTGGGCCTGAACTCTGAGACTGCTGTTATGTTCAACATCACCAGCAAGGAGCAGGTCATCGTGAACACCTGGTACGGCGGCGAGATGAAGAAGGGCATGTTCTCCATGATGAACTACTTCCTGCCGCTGAAGGGCATGGCCTCCATGCACTGCTCTGCCAACACCGACAAGAACGGCGAGAACACCGCCATCTTCTTCGGTCTGTCCGGCACTGGCAAGACCACCCTGTCCACCGATCCCAAGCGTCTGCTGATCGGCGATGACGAGCACGGCTGGGACGACAACGGCGTGTTCAACTTCGAGGGCGGCTGCTACGCAAAGGTCATCAACCTGGATAAGGATTCCGAGCCCGACATCTACAACGCCATCAAGCGCAACGCTCTGCTGGAGAACGTTACCCTGGATGCCGAAGGCCACATCGACTTCGCCGACAAGAGCGTCACCGAGAACACCCGTGTGTCCTACCCCATCAACCACATCCAGAACATCGTGCGCCCCATCTCTTCTGCACCCGCAGCCAAGAACGTCATCTTCCTGTCTGCTGACGCATTCGGCGTGCTGCCCCCGGTCTCCATCCTGACCCCGGAGCAGACCCAGTACTACTTCCTGTCCGGCTTTACCGCAAAGCTGGCCGGCACCGAGCGCGGCATCACCGAGCCCACTCCCACCTTCTCCGCTTGCTTCGGCCAGGCCTTCCTGGAGCTGCATCCCACCAAGTACGCTGAGGAACTGGTGAAGAAGATGAAGGCCAGCGGCGCCAAGGCTTACCTGGTGAACACCGGCTGGAACGGCACCGGCAAGCGCATCTCCATCAAGGATACCCGCGGCATCATCGACGCCATCCTGAGCGGTGCCATCAACGAGGCTCCCACCAAGAAGATCCCCTACTTCGACTTCGAGGTTCCCACCCAGCTGCCCGGCGTGGATCCCGCTATCCTGGATCCCCGCGACACCTATGCTGACGCTTCCCAGTGGGAGGAGAAGGCAAAGGATCTGGCTGGCCGCTTCATCAAGAACTTTGCAAAGTACGAAGGCAACGAGCACGGCAAGGCTCTGGTCTCTGCCGGCCCCCAGCTGTAA